GAAGCGACGACCTTCACCGACGGCTCGCTGCTGTGCAGACCCTCGGCGGGCTTGGTGCTGGTCTTCGGCCGGTGCTCCTCGGGAAGATCCGACGGCTTCACCCGCAGTTCCACGCCAGGGGCGCCCGCGAACTCGACGGTCACCCCCACCTCAGGCTTGAGGCCACCGACCGACTTCGGCTGGTGCTCATCGTCCAGCTCCTGCTCATGCCGGACGGCCTCGTCCTCGGCTTCCTTCTGCACGGCCTTCAGGGACTTGTCGTCCACAACCGTCTTGGGGGCCGTCATCACAGACCCGAGATGGTGCCGAAGGCAGCCGGGCGGTAGACGAGCAGCATCAGGCGCTCCTCGATGCGGATCGTCGTCAGGTTGTTGACGAAGTTGTTGGCGTGCTGGTTGCTCGCCTCGACCGTGATCCCACCCTTGCGGAAGATCTGCGCCTGGTTGAAGTCACCGACCAGGGCCGTCCCCGCCGCGATCCGCGGGGTGATGACGATCTGCTTGCCCCACAGGGTGTCAGCGTTCGCGTTGAACGGGCCGCCGGCGTAGTAGATGCCCTGCGACGACTTGGTCAGCACGACGTTCTGCCACGAAGTCGGGTCCACGACGATCGCGTTCGGCTCGACGAACGCCGTGGTGCGGATCTGCGTGATCTGGCGGTAGATGACGTCCATGTCGAAGTCACCCGCCAGGGACGGCGCGGTGCCCTTGACGATCGGGGTCTGAAGGCCCGACCGGTTCATCAGGCCGATCAGGTTCTCCCCAGTGCCGTCGCCGTTGAGGAGCTGCGCCTCCTCCTGCTGCCGCACGTCGAGAACGCCCCGGTTGTCGATGAACGCGCGCAGGAACGGGTAGTCGGCGAACATCTCGTCGGTGACCGTGAAGGTCTCCGCGATCTTGTGCAGTCGAGTGTCGACCGCGGTGAACGTCTCCGCACCCTCCGGCTTGGCCGCACCCTCGGCGACCGTCGCCGCCGCGTTGGTGTGCGAGTTCTCCACGAGGTAACGCATGTACGGGCTGTCCGTCGCACCCGAGGGGATCAGGTCAGCGATGGTCAGCGGCATGTACAGCAGCGGCAGGACACCCGGCAGCACCTGCGGGGTGTTGATCAGGCTGTAACCCCCACCGGGCGTGCCGGAGGTCCCTTCGGAGAGGGTGGTCTTCATGCCCAGCTCGGTGCTCACCGTGGGCCGCTGCCCCGACTTGAGTCCCGTGCCGCCGAACAGGGAGCGGTAGGCGTCGGACTCGATGAACTGCTCGCCGACACTCTTCGTCGTGCCGGCGTCGGTCCGATCGGTGGTGGGCTTCGCCGGCTCGGTGTTCCCGAACGCCTTAGCGCGGGCGTCCTCGACGTACTCCAGGTTGGAGACCTCGTCCATCCAGGACTTGATCTCCGGCTCGATCTGCTCGAGCTTGGCGCGCTTCTCAGCGGCGGTGAGCTTGCTGTCTTCCGCGAACGTCAGCGCCTTGGCTGACAGTTCGCGGACCTTGTCCTTGGCCTCGAGGAGACTGGGCATGGGTGTGGTTCCTTCCGGGGGAGCGACATGCCGCAGCGCGGCTTCAGGAGAGGTGTTGGAAAGTGCGCCCGCGTCTCCACGGGCACCCCCCGGAGTGGCCAGCTCCGAGGGGCGGATCAGGTGCGGTCGGTCAGATACCGAATCCGCGCAGCGCGATCAGGTGCGCCTTGACGAACAGTTCGTCGTCATCGAGGGCCTTCTCCCCGTCCTCATCCGGATCGGGGATTCCCTGGTCTTCCATCAGGTCGTCAACGGCCTCGTCGGCGGCGGTGAGCAGCGCGAGGGCCTGCTGGACGTTTGCGGGCAGCGACTCCAGATCGACGCCCTGAATGAGAGCAATCGCCTGGTCGATGACGGCATCGACAGAGGCGATGGCCTCGTTCGGAGTCTCATCCTCGGTCTCACCCGCCTCCGGGTCGGCCGGAGCGGTGACAGCCTTGCCGTCAGTGGTCTCGCACATGGCGCCGTTCTCCACCGACAGGTCGTGGATTTGCTGCAAGCGCGAGGCATCCGAGGTGGAGTTGCGGGCGCCGGCCTTCACGTCGGTGTCATCGTGCTCCGGGTCGAACGCCTTCGAGGCCAGGATCACCGCGTTCGGGTTGGCCGGGACTGCCACGAAAGCGCCGTTGAGCAGCTCCCTCCGGGTCGTGCCCGACTTCTGGTCTTTCTTGCGTAGGAACGCCACCGAAGTCGTCCGGATGTGCCCCTCGTTGACCAACCCCCGCACCTCCTGTGCCAGTGGGCGCGAGGAGTAAGAGCCGTCCACGTACATCTTTCCGTCGGGGCCGATTGCCGGCTTACCCGAGCCGACAGTGCCTGCGACGTTCATCGCGTGATCAATGTCGAACGTGATGTGATCCGGGAGAGGGGTGATCCACTCGGCGGCCTTCAGCGACTCGCCGTCCCGGTCGAACGTGTCATCAGAGAGGACTACACGGAAAGTGCCATGCGGGGACTCCGCATCGTCGGCGCCGGGCTCAATCTGCGCCAGGGTCTTGCAGACAATGTCGCTCATGCCGTTTCCACATCCTCATCAACAGGTCGCAGGCTGCGGACACGCACAGGCACCTGCTCGATCGTCGTTCCCGGCGGCGGGCTCAGTTCTGCTGCAGTCAGCGGGATCGCGGCGGCGTTGATGTACAACTTGTCGCCACCCGGAAGCGGCCCCATGCCGCCCTCAGCGCGCGCCTCGTTCGGCGTCTTCTGCCCGGAGAAGATCGCCGCCTGGTTGGACTGCGACCGCTGCTCGGGAGAGCCCCGCAGCACGTCATCCAGGCTGAACAGCATCAGCGCACCACCGAAGTCGGCGCCGAGATGGTGGTTGATCGTCGACTCGTACTCGCCAAGCCGCGGGGCCATCGTGTCCCGGTACATCGACCGCATCTGCTCGGTGATGTTCGAGAAAGTGGCCCGGTCCAGGATGTGTACCACGGGGGGCGGCACGTCGTAGACGCCGCACACCTCTTCGCGGTTCAGCTTCCGCGACTCGATGTACTGCATCTCTTCGGCGTTGAGCTGCACGACGGTGGGCTTCATGCCCTCCTCGAGGACCGCCGTCTTCCCGAAGGAGTCCACGCCCCGATGTAGCGCCTCCCACTGCGCCTTCAGCCGCTCCGTCGCGGCCGGCGAAAGCTGCTTGTCGGTGGACAGCAGCACTGACGGGCGGGCGCCGTTCGTCCAGAACGCCTGCGTGGCTCGGCGGGAGGCATCCTCGTTGAGCAGCGTCGACCGAAGCGGCTCCAGCGGACTCAGACCGCGCTCAGGACCGTCCGGGTTGTAGCCCTTGAAGTGGACGATGTCCTCTTCAGGGAACACGACCTCGGCCGCGCTGGCGCTGTAGTGACCCGGCAGGTACAGATACTCACGCGCCCCCGTCTCGCCGTTGCGACGGATCGTCAGGTTCGTCGGGTGCAACGGCCACAGCTCGCGGGGGACGCGGTTGCGGTCCCTAATCTTCAGCCACATGGCCTCGCCGAACACCTCACGAGTGCTCGCGGTCCACAACTGAAGGGCGTAGCCGTCCATCTTCGGATTCGGCGCTGCCAGCAGTTTCGTCAGCCGGTCATCGTCGGCCGCAATCGGCAGTCGGGCCTGCGACACAGCCAGCTTGCGGACAACCGTGTACACCCACGTCTGCGCTTTGTAGATCGCACCGTAGGCAGCGAACCGCTCGACAAGTTCGATACCGGTCGAGCCGTAGTACATGCCGGTCGCCCACGGCGGAACCGCGTCCGCATAGACGTCGGGCCCGTAGCCGGTGGCACTCAACTGCCCTTGCGAGAGGAAGACGGCCACGACTCCCCCTTAAGGCTTCTGCATGTACTCGATGGCGAACCGTTGAAGCCAGAGAGCCCCGTCGAACGGAACCCACTTGCCGTCAGAGAGGGCCTTGACGTGGACAAAGACAAGGTGGTCGCTGTCCCAATCCTGGAGCAGGCCGTCCCACGTCTCGCCACTCGTCGTGTAGATCAGGAAACGCTCACGCAGGTGTTGGCTGAGCATCCGGTTACGCATCACAGGACCAGCAACTCCCGTTCTTCGTAAACCGAGGGGCGCTCAACGGACAGGCCATGAAAAGCGAGGGCGGCGGCTCGGATCGGCGAGATGTCGATGGAGCCCTTGCGGTCCAGGACTCGCGTGTTCCCGCGGTCCTTCCACCGGGCGCCGCGCACTGCCGTGTTCAGCGCCGGCTCGTTGCCGTGCCGCACGCCAGCTGCCAGCACCGCATCTGACAGGGCGTTCTCCGCCTCTGCCTGCTCAGTCTCCGACGGCTCCTCGGCACCATCGACCAGACCATGTGAGGCGGCATCGACCAGCACTGGAGCGCGCCACGTCTTCCGCAGCTCCGCCACCCGCCCACTGACCCACGTCGCCGTCGGGCGGTAGTCCGCCAGCATCACCTGCGGCAGACCGTCCTCCCGGCGCCAGGCCACCGCCACAGCCGCCCAGGAGCGGTTCGGGGCGGTGGCGACACCGAAGATGGGCGCTTCGCCACGCTCGGCGGCAGGGTCGGCCAGGGCAGCCCACGCGGTCGGGTCGATGGCCGTGCCAGGACCATTCTCGTCCCAGATCCCCAGCGCCTCACGAGCGAAGTCGTCATCCGACGTCAGGAGCTTCCGAAGGCGCTTAATAGCCCGCGCGGACGTTCGCTGCGGGAACGACGGATTCGCGCGCATCCACGCTTCCGGATCGTCAGGGTCCGATCCGGGTTCGGCGCCGAACTCGACATACAGCAGGCCCTCAGACGAACCCTCGATCGCAGTGGCCCGGAGTCCCGTGAAGAACTCACCGGGGTCCGAAGGCTTCGGCGGCGTCCCCATGATGATGATCTGCGGGTCGCGCGCCTGGTTCATGGTCGGCGCCAGGTCGGCCATCGCTGACTCAGTGAGGATCTGGCCCTCATCCAGAATCAGACGACGCACCTTTGAGAAGCCACGGATCGTGCCCCGCTCGCGGGCGGCGAACACAATGCGCGAGCCGTTGCGGAAGGGGATCGTCTCGTTGCCGGCGGCCGTGGTGATCGCGTCGTAATCGATGTGCGGCGCCAGCAATGGCGACCGCGCCATTGCTCGCAGGCTGTCGAACGACTCCCGTGCCACCTTGAATCGGTGTGCAGTCCACACCGACGTCGTGCCCGGATTGATGATCGAGTCGGCGAACACCAGACCGCCGACGTCGTAAGTCTTGCCTGCCTGTCGGCAGATGCTCATTGCCACGGTGTCGGCGGCGAGAAAGCCGTCCGCCGTCTTCGCAAGGATCAGCGTGTTCAGATCACACTGCCACGGGTCGAACTCAACGCCGATCCGACGGCACGTCTCCCGCACTGCTGGGAACCCTGACGAAACTATCCCGTCAGGAACGATCAGGCGGCGAGCCTCAGGAAGCAATCCGGAGCGGCTGGTCCGGGGTAGCTGCTGCGTCTCCAACAGCGTCCCCGTTCTCCTCGGCGTCAATGACCGCGATCTCTCGAACGATGTCCATCAGCCGCTTGGTTAGGGATGCCAACTCTCGGGCCGGGACGCCCTCGTCCAGATCGCCCGCAATGCGATCCCGCATAGCCACCAGAAGGTCCCGCTGCGTGCCCTCAGACGCCGCCTGAGCGATCAGACCGGGCACAGGCACCTCCTAGTGACCCCCTGGCGGAAAGAGCCGTGTGTGCAAAACTTCGACTGGCGGCCCCTTTCCCCATTCTCCTATTCCTTTCC